CGTGGTACGCAAGGTGTGCGCGTTGTCACGCAACCAAAGATCGTTGCCGGCGAAGAACGCGCAAAGCGTTTGGAGAAACTGCGCGGTGACCAACCGCTTGCGTTGTCGGACGCGAAGTCGGTCATAAGCGATATGGACGACCGCATTGCGGCGATTGATGAGTTTTTGCGTAGCCCCAACCGCAGGTCGATTATCGGCGCGGTCGAAGGGCGCATACCAAAAATGCTTCAAAACGAACGCCGCGCTGACGCGCAGGCGCTTTACGATTCCATCGTCAGTAACCAGGTGCTTAACGAACTTATCAAAGGTCGTCAGCAGACTGAAACCGGCGCGTCGCCGATGGGTATCGTCTCTGACCGCGACTTGGCCATCGCGGCGGCAGCGTCGAACCGGCTGACCCAGACAGGTTCGGAAGAAGCCCAAGAAAAGGAAATGCAGCGCCTGCGTGACATTTTGTACCGCACACGGCAGCTTGCGATCAAAACCTACGGTGACGCCTACCGCGAAGTTGCCAAGGACGCGCCGGAACTGCGTCTGGACGTGGCGCCGATTGCGGATAGGTACAAGGCGCGTCCTGAAGCGCCCGCGTCTAAAACACCTACTGGAAAAATTCCTCGTTTTAACCCGGCTACAGGGGATTTCGAGTAATGCCCGACATTGTCATCGAAGGCCCGGACGGCAAACAATACGCGTTTCCGGAAGGCACTTCACGCGAAGTTATGCGTACCGCCATGCGGCGCAAGTTTCCGCCGACCATGTCGCGGGGCGAAGCAGGCGTGCTTGGGTTCGAGCGCGGCATGAAGCCCGTGGCAGAGTTTGCCCGAAGGTTTGACCCGTTGGCGTATCTGATTGACGCCGCCGGTATCGGCGCAGGCACGCGCGACCGGATTGAACAGCAGTTGTCGGCGGCAGCCGCGCAGGCGCAGCAGCAACGACCCAATGCTTTCCTCGCTGGTAAAATTGGTGGTGAGATTGCCGCAACAGCGCCGATGATTGCAACCGGCGGCAGTGTGTTGGCTAGTGGCGGGCGGGCGCTTGCCCAAGTTGCGCCTGCGGTTAAGCCCGTTGCCCGCGTCATTGAACAGTTTGGCAAGTCGGTTAAGACCGGCGGGATCGGCGTCAAAGCACCGTCGCGCACCGCGGTTACAAAGGGCGCGCCTGTGGCCGCGTCTAAAAAAGGGCGTGTGGCCCTGCGCGTCGCAGGCGGCGGCGGTGCGGGCGCTGCTGGCGCGGCAATGACGGATCAAGATGCCTTCGACGCAACCGTCGTTGGCGGGGCATTTCCGCTTGTGGCCAACGTGGGTAAGCACGGCCTGGGTTATGTGTTTGATAAACTGTCTGGCCGCTTCGACAAGGTTCAGGCGGGTCAGATCATCCGCAACCTGATTGCGGACAAATCGTCGGGCATCTTGGAAGCATTGGCTACTGCGTCGAAAGATGTCAAAGCAAACACCGCAGAGTTTCTGGCAGAACGCGGTCTGCTGACGCCGGAACTGGCGGCGGCTACCCGCATCGTGTCGGGCGGCAAAGCCAGCAAACCCCTTGAAGATGTAGCTTTGGCGCGCGCCGCAGGGCAGAACGCTATGCGCCAGCAAATGATGGGGGCCGACACCCAGACTGGCGCGGTTGCGGGTATTAAGGAAGCCAAGAAGCAAGTCCGCATGGAAACTGAACCGCAGCGCGTGGGTGAGTTGGGTAAGGCGGATATTGGACGCACGCAAATTCTGCCTGCTGAAAGCAAAGCTGCGGAACAATCTGCGATTGCGGCCAACGAAGCCGCCCGCGCGCGTAGAATTCTTGCTAAGTCTGAAGATGAAAGCCTGATCCTTGGGCAGATGGACGATTTGGGCGATAAGTTTGATCCTCAAGCCATAAATAAACAGCGCGCCCGCGTTTCTTCTACCCAACAGTTTGGTAGCGAAGCCGCGGGGCGGGCAGCGGTGGCAGGCGAAGAAGCGCAGTCTGCGGCTGAAATTGCGGCCAATCTGCGGGCGCAAGGGCTTGCGCCATTGGATATTTCAAACGTTGTGACGCGCCTGCGCCAGCAAGCGTTTGACGCCGCAAATGTCGCCCCTGAACGCGCAAGCGTTTTCTCAGCTTTTGCTGACGCGCTTGAGCGCCGTGCGGCCCAATTTGGTGGTGTTATCGACGCCACAGGTCTGCACTTGGCCCGCCGCGAGATGGGGCGGTTTGTCGCCAACACCCTGAAAGGTTCTGACCCAGAGTCCATTCGCCTTGGTACGTCGCAACTGATCGGTGAAGCGCAACCGCTTATTGATGACGCCATTGAAGCCGCTGGCGGCAAAGGATGGAGAGCATATTTGGATTCTTTTTCGCAAGGTATGCGAAAGGTCGAACAGCAAGATTTTGGGCGCAAGTTGGCGGCGTTGCCGGAAGCACGACTGAACAAAGTCATGAGTGGTCAAGACCCTGATTTTGTTCAAGACTTTTTTGGGCCTGGGCGGTCTGACATCAATGTCGAATATTTTGGCAAAGATTTGCCTGTCGCGCAAAAACTGTCTAGCGAAATCGGTGCCACACGCGATGTCGCGCAGTCGGGGTTGGGCGACCTTGCTGCGTCACAACGCTTGGGTCTTCCCGCCGGTGCGCGGGCGCGGGCGGAAGATGCAATGGCGCCGGGGACGGCTAACTTCATGGTGCAGGGGCTTGCCCGCATCTTGGGCGGCTTCCCTGGCCTGTACGGCGGTGGCCAGTTCGCATCGCAAGCAGAACAGGCGTTGGCTGACAAACTCCGCACCAACACCATGCGGCAGTTGGCGCCGGCGTTGGCAAGCCCCTCGCAAGCCTTGCGTCTATCCAAAATGCAACCGGCGTATGATGTGATTGATCTGGGGTTTGGCCAAGTACCGCAGTCACTGTTGGACGTTGCGCCCCGCTTCGCCGTGTCGGGCGCGCTTATGGAAAACAAAGGCCCGGCAAAAGAAAGCCGCAACAGGATGAGGCGCTGACGTGACGACCATCGACCAGACCGAAGCGCGGCTGAACACGCATGAGGAAGTGTGCGCTCTGCGCTACGACGGCATCTGCGCGCGACTGAAACGCTTGGAGAACATCGGCGTGGGCGTGGCCGGCACAATGATCATGCTGCTGGTCACTATCGTGATGAAGATTAGCTAACCACCGCGGTCTGAAAGACTGCTTTGTAGGGTGATTCATGGCAGTCAATCAGTACGACGTTGACCCAGAGGGCGACGCCAAAATTGCTGAGTTAGCTGCCGATCTCGGCAGTCAGAACGCAGCAGCACTTCGACTGAACGTCAGCCGGGCGGCGGTGCAGAACGCCTGCCGCCGTCATGTGGCACGGACAGCCGCGGTTCTGTCGCTCGACACGCCCAAGGCAGACCCGCTGCCGCCAGCCGATCTGCCGTTTGCAGAGCGGTTGGCGCTGATGAAGAAGCGCAACGCCCTGCGGATTGCTCACGAACGGGCGCAAGCCTGGCAGACCGTGCGGATACCGATCAAAGGCCCATACGCCATCTGCTGGTTTGGCGATCCGCACCTTGACGATCCTTACTGCGATCTGGTCGGCTTCGAGCGTGACGCGCGCCTCTGCGCCGAAACCGAAGGGCTGTACGGTGCCAACGGCGGGGATAGCATCAACAACTGGGTGGGCAGGCTAGAGCGCCTGTACGGCGAACAATCCGCCACGGTATCAGAAGGCTGGGAACTGGTCGAGTGGGCGCTGAAGCATCTAGGCGTCAACTGGTTGGTGTGGATTCTGGGCAACCATGATACGTGGAACTACGGCAAACGCATTTTCGACGGCATGAACACCGAACGCATCCTGATGCGCGATTGGGACGCCAAGCTGCAACTAGCGTCGCCGTGCGGCGGCATCACCCGCGTCTGGGCGCGGCACGACTTCAAAGGCCATTCGATGTACAACGAGTTGCACGGCCTGAAACGTGCGGCGATGATCGACGAACACGCCGACATCTACGCCGCGTTCCACCGGCACACGTTCGGCACCGGCCAGGGGGAGTTTGCCGGCGGGCGGCGCTACACGCTGGTGCGCGCCAAGGGCTACAAGGAGTCCGACGACTACGCGCTCAAGGGCCAGTTCGCAGAACAGCGCAGCGGGCAGTCAGTGGTCACGGTCATCACGCCGCGCAACGGCATTGCCCCGGCGGTCAGCGTGTTCGAGGATGTGCAGGAGGGCGCGGACTTCCTGACGTACAAGCGCAGAAAGGCTGGGCTGTGATCGACCTTCTGTGGTATTATACCTTCCGGTACGGAAAACGCATGGGCGTTACGCAATGAGCATTGTCCTTGGCCCCCGGTCTATCGCCCGCTTGCAGGACGTGCATCCTGATCTGGTGCGCGTTGTCCGCCGCGCTGCTGCCTTGTCCAGTCTGGACTTCACTGTGCTGGAGGGGCTGCGGACGCTGCCCAGGCAGAAGCAGTTGCTGGCGCAGGGCGCGACCCGCACGCTGAACTCTCGGCACCTGACCGGCCACGCCGTCGATCTGGCGCCGATGATCGGCGGCACCGTGTCGTGGGATTGGCCGCTGTATCACCGTCTGGCCAAGATCGTAAAGGCCGCTGCGGCGCAGGAAAACGTCCCGATTGTCTGGGGCGGTGACTGGCGAACTTTCAAGGACGGCCCACATTGGGAACTACCGTGGAAGCAATACCCCAAAGGAGAATGACATGAAGTTTGTTTCTTGGCTTGTGAACCGGCTCAAAGAGCCAAGCACCTACGCCGGCGTCGCCAGCCTCGCGCTAGCGCTGGGCCTGACGGACGTGCAGTGGGAAGCGATCTCCGCTGCGGTTGCCGGTCTGGCTGGTCTCGCTGCTGTGTTCCTGATGGAAAAGCCTGAGGCGTGATCAAACTCCTGACGCTCTTGCTGTCGCTGCTTGACCGGGTGTTTACCGATTTCGGAAACGCCAAGCTGCGGGCGCAAGGGCGTCAGGATGCACAGGAGCAACTTGATGCGAATGTTGCCAAGGCTGAAGCCGCTATGGACGCTGACGATCCCGCTCGTCTTGACCGGCTGCGTGACAGGTTCGACCGCGCTCGTCGGTGACTACTGCCGCATCGCCAAGCCAATCAGCTACGACAGCAAGACAGACACCGCTGAGACGGTGAAGGCAATCGAGACGCACAACTCTACGTGGGTGTGTCTGTGTGAATCAGACTGTCCCGCCAGCACTGCAAATACCAAATAGCCTTGCCAATCTCCTGCACCGTGGCGTCCTTATGCCCGGCGCGGCTCATGTACTTCAGCGCGTTGCCGCGGCAGTAGCCGGCGAACTCCTCTGGCGATAGCTTGGCCTGGAGGTAGTCAATCGTCTCAATGCCGCCGACCTTGTAGTGGTCGGGATTGACTGCGTCCGTCATGCGCCCAGCCTCGCCATCAGTTCGGCGCGCTCCCGCGCGTTACGCAGCATGGCGTACCGCTGGTGCAGGCGGCGCACGATCCCGATGCGGCGGCGCGTTGCCATCTCGTCGTCCAGCAGGCGCTTGACCTCGGCTTCCGACATGGACGTGAGCGTCGCGGCCAGCGACCGCCAATCAACCTTGTTCATTCTTCAACTCCTTCATCGCTATGTCTGACACGGCACGCTTTTCGTGAAGGGCCGCCCAGATGCGTTCGTCAATCGTTTTTTCGGTCAACATCACGTAGACCCACACCGCATGGCGCTGACCGCCGCGGTGCAGGCGTCCGACCGTCTGCTCGTACAGTTCCAGCGACCACGGCAGCGACACGAACACCATGTGGCAGCCGCCGTGCTGAAGGTTCAGGCCGTGGCCGGCGGACTTTGGATGCACCAGCAGCAGTTCGACCTTGCCGGCGTTCCAACGCTCAATCACGTCCTTGTCTTCAATGGTCTGGGCGTGCGGGAAGCGCCGGCGCAGTTCGGCCAGTTCCTCTTGGTAGTTGTACACCACGATGGTGTTGGCGCGCTGGTTCTCGTCCAGCAGTTCCGCCAGCCGGTCAAACTTGTGGCCGCTGAACCAATGCACCGGCAGCGGCCCCTCGCGGTTGTAGACGAACCCTGACGCCATCTGTTGCAACTTGGTCGTTACCGACGCAGCGTTCTGGGCGATGACGCGGTCGTCGCCGAACTTGACGACGTAGTCGCGCTTCATCTTCTCATACGGCCCGCGATCTGCAAGTTGAACCCGCGTCTCAACGACATGGCACGGCGGCAGCTTGTCCTTGTAGTCGCCTGGGTCAAGCACGAACGTCGCTGGCTTGATTCGTTCCATCACTTGTTCCAGCGCGCCGGGTGCAGGCGTCCACTGGCCAAACTCGCGGTTGACGCAGTGGAAGTACTGCTGGAGGAACGCGCCTTTGGCGCGGCCCAGCAAGCCTTGGTCGATGATCTTGCATTGACCGAACACATCCTCAAGGCCGTTCGACGTGAACGACCCGGTCAACCCCCAACGTATTGCCATCGTAGACATAAGTTTCTCCAGTGCTTTGAACCGCTTTCCGCTGGGGTTCTTCAGCCGCGTCAATTCGTCAAACACGACGCCGTCAAAACCTGACAAATCTTCGAGCTTATCAAGGTTGTCGTAGTTGATGACGACCACAGGCGCGGCGCTGGCCAACGCCGCTTTACGTTGCGCCGGGGTGCCGACCGCCAGCGCCGGTGTAATGCTAGACCACTTCGGTGCTTCGACCGGCCACACGTCCGTACAGACGCGCTTAGGCGCAACCACCAGCCACCGCTTGACCAGACCGTCGTTCAGCATCGCCTGCATGGCTGTGAGCGTGATCGCGGTCTTGCCGGCGCCCACCGGCGCCAAGATCATCGCCCGGTCGCGCTCGTACAGGAAGTCGGCAGCGTCGTCCTGGTATGGTCTTAAGCGAAGCGATTGGCCCACGAATCCACACCTTCCTTCGACCACAGCACGGCGTAGTGCTGGCGCGCTGTCGCCATCTGTTCGGCGAATACCTCTTGCAGTGGCGACAGCCGCCCGCCGGGCTTTTTCATTTCCACGAACCACGTCTGGCCGTTTGGCAGGCAGGCGATGCGGTCAGCCACGCCCCGCTGCGTCACGCTGCGGAACTTGTAGCTGTACCCGCCCAGCGCCTTCACGCGCTTCACGAAGTAGGCTTCGATCTCTTTCTCGGTCATGGCGATATCCTATGGGTGCAAACATTCTGTTGCAAGAGCCAAGCAAAAAGAAACCCCCGGTGCAGTGAGGCGCACCGGGGGTTTCCGTCATCAACCGCGCTGATTTGGGGTGCGCTGTTGATGAATCCCTACCACCTTCGCCCCGGTGGTATCAATGTTTTCTACCATCCGGCGAAGGTCGGATTTTGAATGAACCCTCGCAACCTCCGGGGCTGCGAAGATATGCCGCTTGGTGTGGAAGTCCACCGACCCCAGCCTCCCGCAGTCCGTCCAGCCCGCTTCCTTGAAGGCGTGCAGCAGTGCAGCCTGTGGCACTTTGACGCCCGCCGGAACCTTACCTTCTGTGACCAACAGATCACACAGCTTGTGGAACGGGCCGCCGACAACGCCCGACGCAAACGGCCCGACGCGCAGGCGCATCATATCGACCAGGTAGCTCTCGGCTACACTCATGCCTTGCTCGACCATGTTCAGCTTCCACTCGGTCACCGGTGGCGCGGCGGCAGGGTTGAACGCCGACACGTCCCGCAAGTGCAGCCAAGCCCCGATCTTCTCGTAGCCGCCGGCCTTGTACCAATCCCACAGCACCGCCGCTTCGTCGGGGTGCATCCGCGGCGCGCGCGACCACACGCAGAACCAGCGGCGATCCTGCGTCGGCAGCGTGATCGGCAGCGGGTCGTTTGTGAACGCCACCACCTGAACCCGGTTCAGCATCTCGTAGGGGTGCAGGCCCTTGCGGTTGATCAGCAGCGTCTCTGGCGGCGCGGCAATGATCGGCTTGAGCTTGTTGGCCAGCGCCCGGCGCTCCTTCGCCTCCGGTTCGCGCAGTTCGTTCAGGATCAGAACTTCAGCCTCCAGGTTGTACCCCCACTGGCTGTTGATCTCGCCCGTCTCAATGATCGACCTGTTGTGCTGGTGCTTGCCGCCGATGGCCCACAGGAACGGCGCCCACATCGTGTCCTTGCCGCTGCCTTCGTCGCCGCCGTGCAGCACCGCGTGGTTGATCTTGATGTTCGGATTCTGAACTTTATAGGCCATTACGTTCAGAATATGATCAAGCTCGGACGGCTCCTCGATCAGACTGCGGCAGTGATCCAGCCACGGCGTGACCTGTGCGTCGCTGACTGACGCCGTGGCGCTCATGTCGGGGCGGGCGTTGACCCAGCGGTTGCCGTAGACCAGCCCATCGCGCGCCACCAGCACGTCCTCGCCCGCGGCGTAGGTAATGCCGGTCAGCGCCTTGGCGCCAAACTCCTGCCGGCGCTCGTCGTAGTAGACCGACGCGGC